GTATTTAATGTCAGGGTTTTCTTTTAGATTGTCCTCGATGGCTTTATCGGAGATATCTATTCCCCAGACTTCGGCCTCTGGATGTTCCTCCTTAGCCATCTTGGTAAAGGTTCCCACTCCACAGCCGATGTCAATTATCTTGTCGTTGGCCTTGATATAAGAGGAGGCTGTCTTAAACCTTGCAGTCGGTCTTATAATTCTGTCTCCAACCATGCTGGGTTTGGCTAAGGTCCCTTCTGTGTCATACTGCGCCCTCTTCCAGACATCACCATAAATCCAGTTCCAGTAAATCTTGGTGTTGATTTGAGGTGCATCAAGTCGCTTCATACCTTGTTTGTCTTTCTTTAATCCTTCTTTCGAAATAGTCAGGGTAGTCCTTCTTCTGAAGTTCGGTTCCCATGGGTCCGTGACTCACAAAGTAATTCTCAAGATAACCCATCGAATACTGATGGAATTGTAGCCACTGGGAAAACTCCAAGTCCTGTACTCCATGTAAGAAACTATTCTCGTCCCACCTAAAGACATCATAAGCCCTAGCATCAACAAAATGACAAATCCCCCCTAAATGTTTGGTAACGCCTACCAGTTCACCCTTAACTAAACCAAAGCCTAATCTTGATGCTCCGCCGGGGTGGTCAGCCAGTCCTTGTACATAGCAGGACAATGCAAACATATGATTAGACTTCCATATCTCAATCATCTTGGTTAGCCAGTTTTTAGTCAGCCCTATGCAGTCATTGTCCCATTTAACGATAATATCGTATCCTCCGTGTTGCTTAATCAAATCTACAGCCTGATTTGAGGCTTTACTGATACCCACGTTCTTTTCGTTTAATATGAGCTTATCTTCGTCTATGTTCTCTTTGAGCCACTCTTGTGTACCGTCCTTTGAGCCGTTATCTACTACATAGTGGTCGTATAAGTAACCTGCTGTTTTCTTTAGGCTGGCAAAAGACTGTTTGGTATATTTAAGGCGGTCATAGGTTAGAGTATAGACAGCCACCCTGGGAACTCTGACTTCATTACCTAAGTAAGGCATTTCAACTTCTACATCATAAGGGTCCCAGTTAGGAACAAAGGTTGTTTCCGTGTCCCCTTTGGTCTTAACACGCAAAGACTTCATTCCTTTATGTAGATGGTAGTTGGTTATAACTGCATGGGCTTTCCTGAACTTCATTCCGGCCTTAGTCATCCTGACATAGAGGTTCCAGTCAATATACTTATTATTGTCAGGCCCTTCATCAAACCCTCCGACATCAAAAAGGGCTTTTCTTTTAACCAGAATATCCGAAGAGTCTATAAAGTTTCTCTGCATCAGGAAGGCCGGGTCAAACTCATGTGTGAATCCTAGTTGTGGTTTTATGGGATGGGGCGTTCCGGGGTCGCAAACCAGCCATCTGTCGCCATAAACTACATCAACAGGCGGGTCTTTCTCTATCTCTCTTAGTAAAATAGCCAAATGCTCAGGTCTAAACTCATTATCATCATCCAAAAAGCATATATATTCGCCTTTAGAGGCCATAATGCCTGCATTTTTGGGCTTGGTATCGTTCCCAAAGTTCTTTGTGCGCCTAATATAAACAATTCTACTATCCAGTTCAACAAATCTCTCTGCTATCTCTTTTGTGTGGTCTTTGGAGTTATCGTCTACTATTATCATCTCCCAATCAGGATAGGTCTGCTTAAGGACTGATTTAATGGCTCTTTTAAGCCTGTCGGCTCTGTTGTACGTGCTGGTAATAATTGAAATCATTGTTCTTTCCTTTGCTGTTCCCTTACCCATTGAGGTTTGGCATCAGCCCAAGCCTTTTTACGGCTTTCTTCCCATCTTCTAGCTTTAGGGTCGGTTTGTATAGCGTGTTCCCTTTCGGCAAAGAACTTATCGCCATATACTGTTTGGTTTTTATTATCAGGGTGCTTCATACCTTTTTCATATCTCTTCCAAGGTGGGGAAAATTGTACGCCTGGTGCACCTTCGTGTATCTTCGATTTAAGGGTTACCGATGGTCTGGGGTCGTCATCATCAACGAGTTTGAAGTTACTGGGCGAGTCTTCTATCCACTTCATAGGAATCAATATAGTATAGCACTAAAAAGCCCCCAAGACCAATGGCCACGGGGGCTAGTTAGTTTACGTTAGGCTGTTGAGCTTACCGTATGGTTGATGTTTACATAGAATGCACTGTTAAGTACATTTGCTCCAAATAAACATTTCCAACCTGCTGTCGCGATTTTATCAGTCGGGTCTCCTACTCCGCCAGAGCCAAAGCCCTTGACATAAGTCTTCAATGATTGAAGTTCAGAAACTCCGAACGCGTCCTTCCCAAAAATGGAAGTGACATAGATAGTCGTCGAGGCTACCACTGCCGAGCCAGCTGTATAAGAGCTTCCTCTCGTGTAAGCGTTCGACGTAGCGAGGAATCGGACTCCATAGAGTTTCCCGACTTCCCCATTAAGCATACCTTCACGGCCTTCCGTGTATTTGTTTGCTTCTATCCAGCCTCCAGATGTCGAATCCCCTTGCAAATCATAGATTGCGTGAGGATGGACAACTGCTACCCAGTTACCGTCTTCCTGTTCGGGTGCATCATTTGCCTGAAGCGTCCTGGTTGCTTTCCTTATTTCGCTAATTTTTAAGTTAGCGCCTGCCGGAACTGCTGACCAGTATGCTGTTGCCGATGCGGACTGTTGCGTACCAGCTGTAGAGATAACGTTCCTGACTATAGTATCTATAGAAAGGCCGGCGTTATATGCAAGCCTGGATACGGCGTCTTTCATCACATCTCCAAATGAGGCATAAGCCAAAATATCAGAGATGGAAACTGCATTGTCGTACTGGAGTGTTGAGCCAGATACGTTCGTTGCGGTCATTCTTACTGCCGCAGTCGGTGCACCTTCAGTCGCGCTTGAACTGATAAGGTCAAGGTTTTGCCATTTCGTCCAATAAAGAACGAGTGAACCAAACCCACCTTGCCCTTGAGGGATCTTGCGGTTCATTTGCCCGAGCTGTTTATGAACGAGCTTTTTCTCCGCAATTCTCAAGAACAGCTCGTCGTAATATCGATTCTTAATCGTCTCCGGTACGGCTGTTGAGATTGTTGTTGCTGTCGTTAAAGCCATTAGTATTCACCCCCTTCTATGAGAGTATTACCAATAGCCGTTAGCTTTCAGCCACTCCTCTTTTTCTGCAAGCGACATTTTCTCCGGGTCAGGTGTTGTACCTTCCCTGGTTAAAACTCTACTGGTAATCCCTTGGTCTGACTGTTGGGCTTTCACAGTCCTGGCCTCTGATTTAATATCAGCGACTTTTGATGTTATCTTCTTCGCTGTAGCGAGTGCCCTTCTTCCAGCGTCAATACGAGTCATTGTGTAATTCCCCGAGGCATCTTTCGACCCCTCATATAGGGCGTAACCCAATTCGTCTATCTCTCTACTGTAATCAGGACTCTCCGAATTAAACTGAGGCAATGTGCTACGAAGTAACTCAATCTCTAAAGCATCAGCCTTATCAAGAGGCTTCGTCTGTGTAGGCGCTGTTGGCTGTATAGCCTGTGGAACCCCTTTGGGTTTCTCACGTTCTGCTGCCTTCCACTTGGCGTAGACCTCCTTAAATCGAGATTCGGGCACATACCTTTTTCCTGTTTCGTCTGATGCGGTTTCGACCATCTCTGGTTCGTTTTCAGACTCCTCGGATTCTACAGGGGTAGTTTCCTCGGTGTCCGCCGACTTCTCTGCCGTTGCACCCTCTTCTACAGGTGTTTGTTCTTGAGTTTCTGAGTTCTCAGGGGTAGTTGTCTCTCCCTCTATCTGGCCTTGGTCATCGGTTATTTGATGACCATCCATAGCCGCAGCTATTTCATCAAGAGTTGACATATTTTGTCACCTCCATTCTAGCAAGGTTAAGTAAGTAACCTAGAACTTCCCTTTTCAACTTTAGCACCTTACGGTGAGTTGCAGGCTTTTGGCCTGAGTTAATTATTCATTCCTCTCAAGTCAAAAACTCTCTCGTTGTGTATTCTCATATAGCCAGGTATCCTGAACCCATATCCGCAGAACTTACAGGATGCCGTACCATCATGATTATCCTGATATCCTACATGGTCTTGCCAGTTCTTTTTAGAGTGCGTCTTACAGATGGGCATACGGACAGGCGAACCCATATACTTCTCTGCTTCTTCGCCCCAATACTCATCACTACTCTTTGGTAGGTCGTCTAGCTTTTTTATCATTCTCTAACTTATCCTCTAAGGTTTTTATATCGTTATCTATTAAGCCTATTAGTTTTCTTAGGCCGATTAACTCACGTCTCTCGGCTTCAAACTCGGCTATACTTTTGTTATCTTCTAATAAAAGAGCTGTTGCAAAGTGCTGGACTTTAGCCTGATACCAAGCCTTTATATACTCCCAGCCTTTAGTTCTGACTAACTCTTCAAACGCTGCCCCCCGGGAAAGCGCCTCCTCCAGGTCCTGCTGCTGGGCCTGGGACTTGTTGTCCTCCTGCATTAGGCACACCTCCTCCCTGCATTAGTGCTTCCATAGGATTGACTGCACTATTCATCATTTGTTCGGGTCCGACTGGTGCGGGTATGTTATCTTCCAGCACATCTTTTACTTCTATACCTAGGTTAAGTTTATCAAAGACTTTCTCTGTCAATTCAGCATAGTTTAGTTTCTTGCCACTTGAAGCCAGTCCTTGTATCCACTCAGGCGTCATAACCTTATCCAAAGCCAAGAAGAAGTTTTGTTGTAGGGCAATCGGGTCGGTTAGTTGTTCACTGGAGGTAGAGGCTATGAAATCATAATCACCCACTATAGAAGGCTGGATGTCTTCCGGTAAGAGTGTTAAGAAGGCAAAGTTCTCATCCTCGCTCATTACCAGCTTACCGGGTATCTCTAGCTGACCTGGGGCTATCGGCATACCGTCGACATCTACTCTGGCTAGGTCAGTCTTTTCATTTAGTCCTTTAATCTCGTTCCTGCCGATAATCCTTATCTTCTGCTCTTCGGTTGTATATTGGACTCTTAAGTCTTTCCACTGATTAGCTATTCTCTCTACTACCATATGATTGAAGAGTTGTATCTTGAGTTTGAACTGGGCATTGGCTTCCTGTTGGATTAAACGTACCCCTGTAGCTGTTTGATTGGCGGTGTTACTTGTATCATCTATTCCTGAGGTGTAATCGGTTATACCTGAGCCGTTTTGCATGGCTGCTGTCAGGTAATTCATGGTTTGTACGAATGTTCCGCCTGTTACATCGGGTACAACAAAGGGTTCTACTGCTTCCATGTCATCAGTTGTCACTATATTACCAGGAGCGCTAACTAAAGTATGCATATCCACGCCTGAATTCTTCTTAACCTTCCACATATTGCGTAGTACAAGTTGAACATTATCTAGTCTTTGGTTAAGAACAGCGTTTATGGCGCGTTGTATGCGGTCAACCGGCTCAATTTCACCCATTCCGTATAATTCTCCGGGGTAAGGGTAGTCAACTCCATAGATAATGGGTAATTGTCCATGAAAGTAGGGGTTTTCTACATCCCTGATGACTACTCCATACTCAGGGACAGAAAATAGCCAGCGTTCATTGGTGTATCTAATAAGGATAACAAACTCGGGGTTAGATTTATCCTCTCCATGCAGCTCTTGGGTTGAAAGCATCACCCTTCTATGCTCACGGTAGTTAATATCCTCAGGTGCATAGCCTCTCTTGCGGTTATCATCCTTGGCTTTCTTGTCTATTGCGTCCTTTAACTTATCCAAGTTCTTCCAATACTCTGCTCCTCTAGCGTCATTCTCTCTCTCTAGCTCATCCAAGGTCTTAAACGAGCGGTAGATAAACCATCTCATGTTATCTAAGTTCGTAGCATTGGGGTCGGGGAAGCAGTCGTAGATGTTTAAGACTTCAAAGTTAGGCCCGTCATATAAGGTTGTGCTTATCTTCTTAGTGCTGGTGGGCGTCCAGACATACTTACCATTGATTTGCTTGGGTTCCATGCGTGTCTTCTCAGTTTCCCTGAAGTCCCAATAAGTTCTACCGAAGGAAGTACCGAATAACAGTAACGTCTTGACGAAGTTAACCAGCTTGGGGAACATAGTAGCCCGTCTCCAGTCATACTTAACTAATGCATTTAGTATTTCTGTGGTAGCCACGTCGCCTTCTTCAACCGGATAGAAGCTACCCGTAGGTTCACTGGCCACCATCCTTGGGCAAATCGTCTCAATTACTCTAAATATCCTAGGGTCAAAGACTCTGGCTGAATGAGGATAAGAGGCTGAATCAATATAACATCTATAAAGCTCCTCTTGAGCATTCATCCTATCATGTACGGGGTCTAGGTATTGTTTAGCCAAGTCGTATTGCTCAGCCAGTTCTTTAAGTGATTTCTCGTCTTCTTTTGTTGCCATAATAAAGGACATCTTTCGATGTCCGCATCTAATTTGA